CACCATAATGTCGTCAACTCGGAAGATTCTGAAGTATTGGTTAGTTCTGTTGGTACCAACACCATCAAGAGCTACGAATGGATTTGCAACCATACCGTATCTTGTTTTGAATCCCATTCTAGGTTGGAAGTCATTCTCACCAACTGCTTTAACCATTGTTAATGGTACGTAAGGACAGTAGAACATACCTGCGTCATACGGGTTTGTTCCTCTATAACCTACACATACAAAGTCAATAGTTGCATAAGGGTCGATATAGACTTTAACTCTTCCGTTAAGAACACCAGCAAAAGTATTACCTGTGTCATCAACATTTAAGTTAGCTGATAAAGCTGGAGTATAATCCAACATTCCAGCAGCTGCTAAAGCTGAAGCAACGTCTGAAGAACAGATAATGAAATTACCTTTTCCACGTCTTGTTTCTTTAGCGATAACATTACATTCTCTTTCAATCTGCATGATGAGACCTTTAAATCTCTCTACCATCCATCTTCCGTCTGAGTCTGTGTTAACATCAAAAATACCACTTACAGCAGTAGAAGTTTGTAAAGCACCAATTTTAGCTTTTGTTAAAATTGTTCTAACAACTTCTCTGTTGATTTCAGCCAATATTTCAGCTGATAGGATATTAGCAAGTTCGCCTTCAGCGTCCAATCCATGAACTGCTTTAAGGTCTTGTGCTAATTCCATTGTGTATTCAGCTTTTAAAGCTCTTGATTTAGCTGTGACAGTTGATTTCTCAATTGAAAAAGCCATCTCACCGAAAGAACCGTCGCCGGACTCGCCAACTCCTAATCTTTCTGCCGCTGATGTAGCAAGACCAGTACCGAATGTGTTAGTGATATCGCCAGCAGCGGTATCAGCAATACTTCCGTCTGTATCTGCGTCTGTTGCACCACCTAAACCTGTTGGTTCAGCTTGATGTGTACCTGTTCCAGAGAAGTCAGTATCAGCTTCATTAAATAAAGCCTCTGTTCCGCCCTGAGTTGAGTATTTTGATTTCATTGCAAAGATAAGACCTGTTGGTCCACTCATTGGCTGAACGCCAGCGATATCATAAGCAATAAGGTTTGGCATTGCTCTACGTACGAGAGAGATTAATACTGGGTCAAATGAACCAATACTACCAGCACCAATATTATTGGCAGCTGCTGCTTCAGAAATATAATTTCCTTGTGCTTGAACTCTTTCTTCTTGTAAGGCAACTTCTTGGTTTTCTAACAATCTAGCTGTGACAGCTTTCTTGTAGTTATCCTGGATAGGGGAGACTGACTCGTGGTCGAGAACTGAACTCCATTTTTCCATTAAGTTTTTATCTGCATTAAACATTTTTGTTTTCCTTAATTATTAAAGTTTGTTATAGCTGCTGAGTATCTGCTCATAGCATCTGAAACGTCTGATTCGACTGCTCCATCTCCTAATAAACTGTCAACCTCATCAACTGTTTCGTTAGTTTCATTTTTGAAGTATGATTCTTTAACAGTTTTAACTTTCATTTCGAAAGTTTCTTTGCTATCAAAATCGATATCTTCTACTAATGATGCTAATTTCTCAGCTTCAGTATCAGCAAGCCCTAATGATTGTTCTCTTACTACAGCTTGTTTTTCAAAGTCTTGAACTTTAGCATGTAATTCGATATTATCATCTGTGGTTTTGTTTAAAGTACTTTCTAATTCAGAAACTTGTTCGCTAAGGTCATCAACGAGGTCTTCTTTACCTTCTGGTACTTCGATGTAGTGTTCTTTGAACACTGATTGTAGTGAAGTCATAAACTCTTCAGCAATTTCAGTCCTAAGACCTTCTTGTACTTGGAGTTGGTTATCTTCCATCCAACCTTCAACTACATAGTTAAGGTATGAATCTACCTTTTCTACTAGTGAAGAATGAACTTCGCTAACTTCTTCTTCTAAATTTTGCGCATATTCTGCTTCAAGCCTGTCAACTTCTTCGCTTAACTTACTAGTAAGTACTGCTTCGAATATTGCAGATGCTTTTCCGCGGAATCCTTCAGATAAAGTTGCTTCTTCTTTAATGATTGCATCAATGTCATCTGAAAAGTCAATAGCCTCAACCTTAGCTTTTGCTTTAGGTTCTGGCATTTTGCCTGATACAGCTTTTTCTGCATCCTTTTCTGACTTGATTGATTCAGGTTCACTATCGATAGTCACTAACTTTGAATAAAGTTTTTTTGCGTCTTCTGATTTAGCCTTCTTAAGCATATCAACTGTTGCTTGAATAACTCCAGCTTTAGTTTTTGGAATTTCGACTGCAGGTGCGTCTTCTTTGACTTCCTCTTCGTCTTCTTCTTCTTCCTCTACTGGTTCTTCTTTAGAGTTGTATTTCATAGCATTGACTTATTTCTTGCCTTTGCCATAAGTTTCTTCAAGAGATTCCTCGTCTAAAATTTCATTTTCAACGAGAGCATCTACTTGCTCTTCTTCAACAGATTCTACTACTTCTTCTGACTGATTTCTGTCGTCTGACATAATAGTTTTCTCCTATTTTAGATTTAATTTAGAGAGGAAATTTTTAAACGCTCTTATTTCAGCTTCTTGCAAATCCTTGCGAGGAGCGCGTTTAATTTCAGTCTCAATTGCTTCAATATCTTGTTGACGAATAAGGCCGTTATCCCATACCCATTCAACACCTTCCATCACTCCATTTACAAATGCACTTGGAGCGCTTGGGTCTTGAACGATATCTACTGTGGCCAACATAAAGTCGTCCCCCACGTAACTAGCGCCATTCTTCTGTACAAGACTTCCCATACCACGACTTGAAACACCAAGCTTAACTCCACCTTCGAGTAGTCCTTCGACTATTTTTCCCATAGGTGTCTTTAATATTGATGCCTTTCCTACAACATCATTTCCTTGCCAATGCAAATCAGTGATTTTGTGTGAAACTTTGTCAAGGTTTACTGTTGGTCCTTCTGGATGATTTAACTCTCCAACAGCTCTTCCTTGCTTAACTTGTTCAACGACGTATTTTTCTACAGCTTTTTCTAATGAAGCTTTTTCGTAAATACGACCGTTTCTATTTTTAGAATCGGCTTGCATAAAAACACCCTCGATCACGAGAGTCTTTTTGCCATTAACTTTTTCTTCAATAACCTCTAGGTTACTGTCATTAAATTCTGCTATAAGTTTCATTTACTTATTTCCG